AATATTTCTCCATCATTCCACCCATGACAAAAGCGGTATGGTCAAAATGTCCATAATCTCCTTCTTTTTCATGTAGTAACTTTTCTAAATTATTTATAAACTTTATATTATCTGACATAATTCCCTTCTTTATCTTTGCAATAATGAGCTATTACATTTTTATTTTTATATTTAGTTAATATCCAAACTTGTCCATTGCCTTCTTTGTAATCTGGGTTCTCAACATACTTAACTTTTTCGCTATACATTTTTTCACAAGTGATAGGTTGATCTGAATAATTAAAAGGTATCTTTTGATAACTCAAATTCCCATCACCTGTGTATATAACTAAAATTAAAAAAACTACTTTCAATTAAAAAGGAATTTCTTTACTCTCTGCTTTAGGTTGTTTAGGTCTAGGCTCATTCTTATAACCAGATAAAATATTACCTGATTCGTTGATCCAACCTATTAAACCTTTTGCTCCACCAGCTTCAGGATAATTCATATCTCCAGTAAATTTATCATCACCTTTGAATAGAACTCCTACTTGAGCAAACACCTTAACAAACTTAGTGTTACCATCTTTACTGCTACCTTTAACACCTAAGATAGTTCCTTTATTACCGCTATCTAAATTTACATTTCCTGAGAAATCAATTTTGATGGCTTTTTCGTTGTTGGCATCATAGGGAAATAAAACCCAATCCTTTTGCTTACCACTACCATTGTCTGACATTTTGTCCTCCATTTTTTTTTATTGATTGTTGTTGTGATTCAAAATCTTTTTTAATTGAATCATTTTGCTTTTCCCAATCTGAATACAAAGCGGTCAACTTAGTTTCTGTTGTTTGCTTTTTAATTGTATCTTTAATTGAAACTTGTTGAGTAGATCCCTTTTGATTGTTTAAGGCATTTACTAATTCTTCTGCACTAGCATATTCTGAACCAGATAATCCAAATGCAGCAATGCAACGACCTAACGCAGAGCTGGAACAGTTCTCCATAGCACTTGTTTTATTTATGAAATTAGCATTTCTATGTTCTTCTGCATGACCCACAGCATAAATAGTATCAGAAATATATAGTTCGGTCTTAACCACAACTCTCTCATTATCATGGAATAATATTTCTTCATTAAATCTAGCTTCAGGAAAGTATTGTAAAAGATGTCTATGTCTTTCATTAACAGTTGAATATTTTTTACCTTTAATATCAACTGTTGGAATTTTGTTTGCACTTGTTAAACATTCCTTTCTTCTTTCCTTAAAGCCGCCTTTACTTTTTTCTTCTGTTACTGCTACTGTTTTCTTGATTGTCATTGTTTCCTTCCTTTAGTTTTTGGTTTTCTTTTACTTGTTCTATATCTTTTAAAGCCTTTAATTCTAAATAGCTTTTATTCTTAGCAATCATATTTTCTTTAAGTTCTATTAAATCTAATTTCTTTTTAAGCTCTGATATTTCTTCATCTCTTAAATGGAGTTGCTCAATGTTTTTCTTTTCATTATGCTCATAAGCTCTAATTTTAGTTTGCATTTTTGCAAGTTCCATCATTACTTGATCTGTCATTTTTTCCCTTTCATTACTTCTTCTAATGTTAATTTATGAACAATCATATCTTGAACAGCTTGTCCAACAATTGCTCCACAATCCATATTTAAATTTGAAAATAAAGATTTTCTCTGTTCTGCTGTTAGAACTACATAATCATTAAACCAATGATCCATATTTTTATTTAGTTGGCTTGGTGATAGATGATCTGCTGTAAATGTTCCGCCTTCTTCTTTTCTTGTCCACTCTTTCCCAATTGTTTTCATAGATTCCTTTTAGTTAATGGAACAAAAATAGTCAATAAATTATACAAATTAAATTCAATTTGAGAGTTTATCATTATCAAATACTATTGTTGCATTAAAACTAAATGAGATTCTTTCCTTATTTTCATTATCTGTATTATATGGATAAACAACATGAGAAAGAGAATTAGGGAATAATATCCAATCCCTAACCTCTGGCATAACTCTATAAGAATTATTATTAAACATATTTTCAGATCCTTCCATAAACTCTGTCTGACCTGAAAAATCGTTAAACTCTTTTGCGTTAGTTGTTGAAATCATTTTAGGTATTTGTAAATAACCAACGCAGCTTAAATGATAATTACCATGAACATATTCAGTATGGGTATGGCAAGGGTTATAATCTCCAGGTTTTGATACTACATACCAAGCTGAATTAATTAGAATAGATTTAATTTTATGGTCTATATGATTTTTGACATAAGCATTAATAATTGGATCAAAAAACTTTTGTTTCCATTTAAGCATAATCTCTGGTGAAATTAGGTACTCTGCGGTTGTATGTCCAATCAATTTTTTAGACCAATCATGGTTCTTTTGTTTCTCTTTATCTTCTCTTATTTGTTTTAAATCATCTTGAAAGTCTTTCATTAATCCTAATGGCATAACTGCTTTAGCAACTGTTGAACCAAAAGGTTTAAATAATTTAAAATTTATTTTGTCTGACATTTTCCTCCATTGATTTTAGTTCTTTTATTTCAATTTTATATGCTGCTGGTCTATCTTGGTAGCCAAAATTTGATAGCTTTTCAGGTGGTAGATCATCATTATAAATAAATGAACCCATAATACTAAAATTAAAATCTTCATTATTATCTTTAATTATTAAAATATATTTACCTTTTTTCTCTCCAGGTCTTATCAGTAAAAAATTATATGATTTCTTTTCTTGGCTTCTTATTTCTATATTGTTTTGAAAGTCTGAGTCTGAATAGAACTGCTTATCATCACTATAAGAACCATTATAAAAACTATTAGTTGCTTTTGCATAAGCCACCTCTCCTAAAGCTCCTAAGATACCATCAGTTAGTTGTGATTTAATTCCTTTGGTATAACCATAAGAAAAGGTTTTACCCATTCTAAGGTTGCCTATGTACCTCTTAGAGGCAATATTTAAGGCAAGTTCAACTTCGTTGGCTTCTAGCTTAACTTTAATCATTCTTAGCTCCTTTAAATAGTTGTTTCACTATAGTTGTTGAGGGGTTTATGTCGTAATCACTAAAAGAGCAGCTTGATAGCAAGATAAATATTATTAAGTATTTCATTTTTTAAATATCTTTCCTAATATCTTACAAATAATAACTATGGGTAAGCATAACAACCAAAGATAAATAGTTAATAATTGGTCTAAATAGTTTAATATTCTTTTCATTTTTTCTTTATAAATCTTTCTTCTTCTTTCATTTTTTTTTCAACTTCCTTGAAGCTCTTACCATTTACTTTTTCAAACCAGCAGTTGCAACAGTAATCTTTATTTGATTCTATTACATCCGCAGGATCTCCACATTTAACACAGATTTTATAATCCCCATATATGTTAGTTTTAACCAATATATCTAGCTCCTTTACTAAGGTTTTCAGTTGCCCATAAAGGTTGTAAATTTTTATAATTACAACATTTATATTGGTCATTTACATTTAATAAATTAAAATGTGCCATTGGTTTTATATGGTCAATGTGCCATTTACCAAAATTTTTCCAATTCATTCCTTTTTTAAATTGTTTTTCTAAATGGTTTTTTAAATACAACCAATTACAACCTATTAATTTTGAGGTATTTACTTTTTTCTTTGCTAAACCTCTTTTAATATATTGATAAAATCTTGTTCTTAATCTTGATTTTAAAATAAAAATAGGATCATTTTTTAATCTTTCTCTTATTAGGTTTCTAGCTCTTTCTTTTATTTCAGGTCTTTGTGAGTATTCTTTAGATTGTTTTTTAATATAATCTTTATTTTTTAATTTATATGCTTTCTTTTTAGCTTTTACATAATCTCTTTTATGCCATTCTTTTGACCATAATAATCTTCTTTGTTTATTTTCAGGTTTACTTTCATATATTTTTAAATATAATTTTCTTTTAATTTTATATGATTCTTTTGATTGAGCTTTTTTAGAATATACCTTTATTTTATCTTTGTTTTTACTTAACCATGCTTTTCTTACATTATTGTAATGTTCTTTAAATTTAGGATTAGTATTTAATAAATGTTTCTTCCTTATTCTATCTCTTTTTAAAGCCATTTGATGAGAGCAAGATTTAGAACAATACAGATTTCTAATAATATTAGGTTTTTGAAATTGTTTATTACAAAATTTGCAATTTAATTTAACATTAAAAACTTTTAATGCAGCTCTTTCTCTTTTTCTTTTGTTTCTATAATCCCTTTGGCATCTATAAGAACAATGTTTCGGAATTGAAGTTATATTTTGAAAGGTAAATTTTTTATTACAACTTTTACAAACTAACTTTTTAATTGGTAGCATAATAAAAAATCCATAGAGCTATCTCTACTGCGATAATTGTTTCAAGCATTCTATTTGTTCCTTTCTTTTATAGTTTTTAATTCTATTCCAAGTAACACCATTGATAGACCTAGATCCCTCTATTATGTTTTTAAAGGTTTCTATTGCTAGTTTTTCAATATCCTTAATTAAGTGTTTTTCTTTATCTTTCATTAAAATATAATTAT